GTTCACCCTCAATGTATTCAAAATAAAGAACATCATCGCGATCACACGATTTGAAGTGATACATGCGAGGCACCCCCATACCTCTCAACTTTTCCGCGATGCGATACTCCATTCGGGCACTTGGTTCTGTCGTGACTTTGATGGCGACTTGTGTTTTACACTCGTCATCGAGACACCCATAGAAGACAGTACCGTACGTACCTTTGCCGATTGCTCTGAGTCGGGTAGCTTTGTTAATCTTGAGTGGTGTCATTTGAATCTTTGTAAAAAATTGTTGTTCTGGATAGCATGCCTTTTGCCCCCTTATCAATTTCTTGACTTCTTCACCGACCGCGTTCTTCTGAGCGTTGGTCTTGGCGTTGTTGGCGATGTGGACGAGGTCCGCGAGTTTCACCATACTTATTACATACTAACAAATTTTTCATCATACCACTTTGAAACTTCTGGAGCATCTATATCATAAAGTAGATCTTCTAATTCTTTCTCATCCATATGAAACATGGCTTGTTCAAGCACTTTTAAGTTCTGACTCATGACAGCACCACACATGACTGAACGACCCATAACCTTCATAATTTCATGCCAGTGATATTGTGACTCTTTTCTACACACCTTTCTAAAAGCTTGGTACATATGATACGCTTCATTGTGGTCTGGATGTTGTGCAATCAGAAAAGTTAAGTATTCTTCCTCACCCCCTTCATTAAGCATCACATAATCCACATATTCTACAATCTCACATTCCATTTTCATGAGAGTGATAGCATCTCCATCCCTGATAACTTCTGTAAGATCCTTTTGATTCTCAATGAAATTCATTCTGTTACGATATCTACTGAAATATAGATTACTTAGGTGTGACAACATCTATCTTAATTCTTCTTGAGAGAATAACTTCATATGTAACTTGATTCATAAGTTTCATATCAAATTTGAGGAATTATTTGATTACAATTTAATTATTTATTCTTCGTCTACTTCAACTTCCTCTTCTTCTTCATCAACCTCATCCTCTTCTGGGAGGTCAAGACCTTGGAAGGCGAAAGATGGAAGCTTGGTGGATTGCTCAAGGAGAGTTTGCTGGAGACGGATCGTCACACCAAACTTGTTGTCGATGAACCAGATGGAGCTGACATCAACAATCGCCATAGCCTTTTGCCCCTTTTCAATAGTATCAAGGGTGACTTGTTCCTTTTGCATAGTGTATGCTTCTGGAACAAACGAGCCATCAGGCTTCGTAGCAACCTTGAGCTTGAGGGTTGATGGATATGGCTCCTTACCTGGGCGCACAATTGGCTTGTAGAGAGCTTCACGGAGAACCGCGACATTGAACTCCTTACCGAGCCATTCCTTGGAGTTCTCGGCGACAGTATTGACGATGATTTCATCAAGCTCCTTCAACTTGTCATGAAGGTCCATTGCTTCAGCATTATCAGAGTCAAAGCTGAGGTCGAGAGAATAAGTAGTGCGTCCAGTGCCTTCGTCAGTGAACGCACTGAGTCCATATGGGGAACGCATGAATGGGAGTTGAAGGTAGAGTTTTTTGTTGTCGCCACCGTTCAAGTAGACGGTCTTACCGCCATTCTTATTCTTACGGAGTTTTGAAAAGCCTACAGAAGAGGCAGAAAATTCAGAGGATCGTTGGATAGCAAGCGACATTTGTAGTGGGTATTATATATCTACTGGGATGCTAGACTTTAAGTCATTTTTTTTGTGTGACTAAAGTAAACATAATCATGGGTCTTTTTAAAGACTGCGGCTGTGGGTGCAATGGTCAGAAGCAACAGGAGAAGTTTGTGACTTCCCTCATTTCTGGTCTCACCTTTTTCATCATCGCGAATCCAGAAACTTTCCGTCTCGTCAGGCGAGTTCTCGGTCCACGCATCGCGACCCCCAACGGTTGCCCATCAACCATGGGTCTCCTTGTACACTCCCTTGTGTTCATCCTCGTCGTGTGGGGTATGATGAATGTCAAGAAGGATTTACCAGTCGTGCGCCAAGTTAAAGAAACAACGGAAACAACTGAACCAGTCCCACCAATTCGTCAAGTGGACGTTGTGATGAAGCCTGGTATGGTTGATACTCCATTCCAAGATACCGGTCTCGAACTCGAGTCGTTGGATCTCAACTCCTCTATGTAAGAATAAATGAACGATCGGTAGTTTGTTCAATTTTAGAAAAATTTAACATTTTCAATTTATTGTGAATGTTTTCCACATGTTTATTGGTGATAGTCCAACAATTTTCAATAAACATTTGACCATTATATTCGACAATGAGAGGTCCGGGTCCGCCAACCACTGATTGTAGAATTGCGTGCATGCGTGCTTACTAGATATTTGTGTCTAATCTTTATTTATGGACATGAATAATCTCGACCTTCAGATTGACCATGAGCAGACCAATGTTGCATTACCCCGTACAGGTTGGTGCCATAAGCAGTTTGCAAATCTGGATAACGATCTAAGTAACATTGAAATTCCTTTTTACCTGGTGGACAAGCAAAATCTCTATTTAAAGCCATACCGGTTTCGTAGTAATGTTTTCGCGCTTTTTTCAAATCAGTACCGGCATATGCTTTAGCATCTGGGTAGCGATCGAGATAGCACTGAGCTTCTGCGTCGGTTATAGTACATGAATGGTCGCGACCTTCTCCTGTACCGTAAGTTGTCCAGTGAGCACCAAGGCCGGTGTTATTAGTATCATAGGCGAGTCTTAAATCGGTGTATCTTGAGGCATAGCACTCATTGAGGGATGTTTCATCGGTGGGTATGACAAAACTGACTTCTGCTGACCCACTGGGTCCCGTGGGACCTGTTGTACTGGTGGTTTCCTCACCACCCATCATTAGTGCAGCAGCGAGTGAAGAAGAACACATTACCAAAACGACACCGCCAATGATGGCGATTTGAGACATTTATAATAACTCAATATTAAAAATCTTCATCAAAACCAATTTCATCTGAAGTGTCGTCCATCTTGCCATAGTCCCCAACCCTCTTTTCGAAGAAGTTTGTCTTCCCGTCGAGGCTAATGTTCTCCATGAAGTCAAATGGATTCTTGGAGTTCCAAATTGGAGGCACCCCGATCTGCTTCAACAATCTATCAGATACATACTCAATATATTCGGACATCTTTTCAGAATTCATACCGATGAGAGCGCATGGAAGGGCATCCAATATGAATCCCTTCTCAATCTCAACAGCTTCCTTAACAATAGAATGAATAGTCTCAGTCGTTGGTTTAATACGCAATAATTTGAAAAGTTCCACCGCAAACTCTTGGTGGAGTCCCTCGTCACGAGAGATAAGCTCGTTGGAGAAGCAGAGACCTGGCATGAGACCTCGCTTCTTGAGCCAATAAATAGCGCAGAAGGAACCAGAGAAGAAGATACCCTCAACACACGCAAATGCGAAGAGTCGCTCAGCAAAGGAACGTGACTTTGTATCAAACCACTTCATGGCCCAGTTCGCCTTCTTTTGAATACACGGAACTGTTTGGATGGCTTCAAAGAGCTGCTTCTTCTCAGCTCCATCCTTGATATACTTGTCTATGAGTTTACTGTATGTTTCACCGTGAACCATTTCATTATGGCATTGATACGCATAGAATGAACGCGCTTCAGAGGACTGCACCTCATCAGCAAAGTTGTTATTGATATTCTCAAAAACAATTCCATCGGATCCAGCAAAGAATGCCAGGATGTATTTTATGAATTTCTGTTCATTTTCATTTAGAGTCTTCCAATCATCCATATCCTTGGACAAATCTACTTCTTCCGCAGTCCAATTGCTCATTTGAGCCTTTTTATAAAGCTCCCAAAGCTCCGGATACTTCAGGGGGAACACAGTAAATCTGTTTAGTGTGGGGGCTAGGAGAGGTTCGTATTCCTCCTCAACCCACTCTTGAAATTCAAAATAGTTTCCGATGCGACGTCCATCAGCAAATATTTGAGGGTAAGAGTCAAGTCTACCGTCACACAACTTCTTGAGATCCTCTTTCTCAATCATAACTTTTTCATAATCCATCCCCTCAGATTCACACAGTGTGACGGCGTGTTCGCAGTATTGACATCCTTCCTTCGAATAAATTGTGATTTTCATCTGTAGTATTATCGTTGATAATTTTTTGAGCGAAAACTCTAAGCATGATTGTGCCATCAGAAATAATCGAAAATGACATAGTAAAGCTGTTAGTAAACGAAGATGATGTAGAAGATGAAATGTTCAGTGTTGTGGGAATGAATACTGGCCTGGTCCTTGGAGTTCGGTATCTAAACCCTACTGAGCTCATATATAAGTCCGCGTGTGTCTATAAGTTGGATGACGGTGAGATGAGTCCAGCTCCATATGAAAGTGTGATGGAACATTACCCAAGTGGTACTACATTTGAAGATCTTGAGATGAAGTCCCTCGGTGAAAACATGTTTGCGTTTTATTCCGAAATTGATATCGAAGATTCTGACTCTGAAATTTATGACGAGGATGAGAGTGATTCAGAAATGAACGACTTCATTGTACCAGATGATCACATAGACGGGGAAGTCATTCCACCACCTGACCACAAGTTGATAGACAAGGAATGGAATGCATGGGAGCCAAGATCCCCAGGCGCGAGAAGTTTTAAAGAAACCGTTGATGCTATTGAAGCACTCGCAAAAGCGCACGCTGATAACCTAAGTTTCGGTGCGTAATTCCAAAATCTAAAAAAGATTTATCAAACTCATACCAATATGCTGGCAGCTATATGGTCTGACATAGATCAACTATTACAAAAAGAACCCGAACAAAAGCCAGTAAATACAAATTTTTGCCGTGAATGTTCAGGTGTGAAGATTATTTCACCCGAAGGTCTTCCTACCTGTT